CCTATGATGTCCGCGCCCAGTCTTGATACATACCACTCACCGTTTGCGTGTTGTTTAGTTTCAACACACTTATCTATAAACTCTTCTTTAGTCATTGTCTTTCTCCTCATCTCTAGCAGTCTTCACAAATACTGTCCCACATCGTGATCTTCAAGAGCCTTCACAGCGGCCCGTAACTCTTCAGCAGCATGTGCTACAGCTTTAGAGTAGTCTGCATAACTGTGATCAGATGCGTTTGCCAACTCTGTATTATTGCAAGCAGTGTTCCATTTACATGCTGCCGCACCTACTTTAGATTCTAATCGTTCTAGTTCGCTGTAGTCTATAAGTTCTACCAGTTCAGAAATCTCGTTTGCCTTTGCCAATCTCTTATTATTCTCCGCTTCTACCACATCAACTAAACGATTTAAGTACCACTGACATTTCTGTAAGTCCTCTAACGGCTTGTCCTTTCGCTCGTACCTCCAAAGGTATTTCAGGCAAGCACCCTTGCAGTAACCCTTGAACGCTTCGGGTGTCATGGATTCTTCGATGCCCTCAATACATTCGACCTTGCCGTAGGTGTAGTGGCTTGGGCTGTTTACCATGTCTTCGTCCTGCTCAGTGTTATAGCCATCTGGTTGCTCCCAAGGCTCTGGCCCTACATTAGCAAACTGTTCCCACGTTGCTTGTCTACCCTCTTCTGTAGTCAGATCATAAGATCCGCCACTACGTGCTGCTCTGTCCCACTCGCTAGGTGTTGCGTCATTTAGTTTCTTGTTCATAAGCCATCTCGTTCGTTAGGTTTTTGTTTTCTTTGCGTCTAGTTTCTTTTAGCTTAGAAGAACCTTGTATCTTTTTAAACTTCTTCTTTCTAAGAAAACTATCGCGCCTCTCATCTTTGCGGTTTGATTCGTCCATTAGTCAAAAGTCTCTTTGTTTTTCACATTGATCCAACTGTCTGGAATACTATCTTCGCTGAACCACCTAAAGTTGTTCTTGCTTGCCCACTCACCGTGGCTTCTCTTGGTTCCGTCCTTGCGCCTTGTAGCTTGTGGCATTGGCGCACTGGGATTAGCAAACAGAAAAACTAACTCCGTGTCTTCGGGTAACGCTTTGCTTATCCAGATGTACTTACTGTACTCAGCAAAATCCCAGAACCGTCCCTTGGCTTCAAGTAAAATCTTCTTGCCATCAATCTCGCGCAAGAAGTCTGGGTGATAGTTATGATCAACAGTGTAAGCAACCTTGTCAGTATGGAAGCTCCAGTTGTCTAGTATACCAGTGTGCAGTTCGTATTCCCAGTTAGAATCATAGCCTTCTACAAGATTAGGAGTCTTGGGGCGCACTGCTCTGGGTTTCCGGTATCCCTTTTTAATGTAAGTCAATGTAGTTGCGCCTCCCGCCTTTCTAACTCTGCGTCAATGAGGAGCCGAAAGTCTTTAAGGAACTGACCATCTATATCAGTAACAGAACTCTTAGTGTTATGAAGAAAGATACCTACGTTAATAATCATATCTTCAATAGTCATTAGTTCCTCTTCCATTGTATATCCTCCAAAGTAATTGTTTCAATAGAGAGCTTTGGAGAGTCACGCAAGAGTTGTTTGATTGTCTTGATGACCCACTTAGGATGATAGGCGTTTAAATACATGGTGCGTCCTGCCATGAAGTGTGTTTGGTCGGGCATAAAAGACATATAGTTTTTTACATTGATCTTACTGCTCTCTTCTTTATCTAACAAAGAAGCAAACCAGTCAACAATGATAGTCGCTGACTGTGCCTTAATGCGCTTAGACTTCTTCCTGTTCATAGTAGCTCCTCTACTTTTGGCTCGACTACAACTGTTGTCAAGTATGTTAACCCGTTTGAGTATCTAAAAGTTCGTAACCCATCACCATCATTAGCATCTTGATGGCACTGATACTTATACTTACACCAACTACACCCCTTGGGCAACTTGATGTTTCCTTTCTTGCCGTCTTCTATAAGATCATAACAAAGGTCAGGGGGCGTGTCCAGTTCAAGAGAAGGAACAAGCTTATTAATTGTTGTTGTTATATTAGGCTTATCTAGATCGTCAGGCACATACATACACAACTCGCCACTCTCTTTGTTCAACACTAAGAACCCGCCTTGATCTGTACCCTCTGCTTTTTCATACCCTGCAAGCTGACCCATGTAACCAAACGGATCGTCCTGCGCTAACCGTCCTTCTCTAAACTTATTGAATGCAAAGCGTGAGGCAGTCTTAACATCAACAACCTCGCCATTGATCTTGCAATCCATGTGTCCAAGGATGCCTTCAACCTTAACTTCTTTCTGCTCATCTGTAACGGTGTGACCCGCCATGCGAACAAGCATCAGCACAATCTCTTCAAGAAGGTGACCGTACAGGAACTTGATCTGCGTTGCGCCATCAATACCACCACGCCCCTGCTCATCACGCTTCTCGTACCACAACTGGCGAGAAGGCTTTCCAATGTTAGACATACGCAGAGTAAAATCTTTGTTACGTTCTCTGGGTGTTGCCCAAGACATCAGAGCTACCTTCATGTCAGCCACTGTCTTGTCTATCTCAGCTTCAGTTAACGGCAAAGGTATACCGTCCGATAGGCTTTCTAAGTGTCTATAGATGTCGGGTACTAAATCTTTAAGCTGCTTCATACTGTTCGTCCTGTAAGTTTAATATAAGAGCTTTGGCTTCTTTTAATTTTATTTTAAACCACTCGCCTTGTCGCTCTATGTTGTCTAGCTTGAGACTGTCATGCGCCATGCGCTCTGCTTCTCTGCGGTCTATAAAGTATTTAAAGTATTCAACTTTGTAATCACGCATTGGGCTACCAGTTTGGAAGTGACGGCATCTTTCTTTTGCGTCAACAGCCATTCCAATCTTGAGCCAACCCTTCCAAGCAGGGTTAGAGATAGCATAAACGTGGCCTGATTTAACACTGTTATATTCTTCTAGAGCTTTGCCACCAATGTACTTCGCAACTATAAAAGGCGAGGCAGTGTTACTCTCTACCATGTTCTTAATACGCCGCTTATCATAGCACGTTGTGCAACTATAGTGACACTTAGCCACGAAAGAAGGATACCAGTTGTCTGGCGTTAGCTTGACTGAACAAGTATTACAGTTCTTAGAACGACTTTCGATCTCAACTTTAAGTTCTTCGTTTGTCATGTGAGGTTCCTTTAGTTTAATGAGTTTCACTCCAGTTATCTCCTACTTTATAGTCTCCGTCTAAAGGGCAGTTTAAGTTAAGCATACACCCTGCTTCTTTAATAGCTTGAACACCTGCCTTACCAACGTCTACAGCGTCAAAAACGTGACACTCAATCTGCCATTCGTCATGTACGTTAGCTACAAACTTAGCATCCCAACCGTGATTCTTTATTTTCTGATCTAGAATAATCAAAGCCTGCTTCATTACGATTGATCCTGCTCCTTGCAACAAAGTATTCAAGGCCGCATGTTCTGAGCGAACAGTAAGCTTTCTACCATCTAGTGCTTTAATGAATCCGCTTTTAGCTTCTCGTTGTACTCGTCCCGTAAGATCTTTAAATGATGGGAGATTATCAAAGAAGCGTTGTCTAAGTTCTTTGCCACCTGCTCTACCTCTGTTAGCCACTGACCCAAGCTTAACATCTCCGGCTCCGTACAAAAGCGCATAGATGAAAGTCTTTGCCTNATTTCTCGATTCAAGTCCTGCAAGATTTTGATTGGTGGTGTGTATATCTCCGTTAANGATTGCATTGGTGTACCCCTCGTCATTTAAATAGTGTGCAAGCATTCTTAGTTCTAAGCCAGAAGCATCAATGCCCACTAGCCTATAGCTGTCTGGCACTGTCCAACAAGACCTGCACTCTTCGCCGTAGGGTGAGGTACTGCTTGGAATTTGAGCCATGTTAGGATGTGAATGTGTCATACGCGAAGTCACTGCACCATTAGGATTAACATAGCCATGCACCCTGCCTGTGTCATCGTTAAGTTCTTTGATCCAACTCTTAGTCTGAGCCAAACGCTTCTGCACCATCAGGTACTTTGCAATCAATGCAGCTTGTGGGATGTTCCTAACTTTATTTAAAGTAGACTCATCCACAATTGGCTGACCTGTTGGTGTATGTTTCTTAGGGTTCCAACCAAAACGAATCAAGTACTCGCCTATCTGTTTGCGAGAGCCTAAGTTAAAAGGCGTTTCAGTTTTACGAGCAATGGGTTTACAGTCCATGTCTGAAGATAGCTTCTCATACTCCTCGTCTGTCAGCCTTGTACCCTTGCCGTGCTGATCTGTCGCTGTCTTAGCTACTGCACCTGTCGCTGTGAACTTAGGTTTAAGTATCTGAGTAGTAACTACAGGCCGGAACTCTTCGTGAACCTCTTCCTCTAGGTCGTGTAGCTTCGTTTCAAACATAGCCATCAAGCCCATTACTTTCTTAACGTCTAGCAAGAAGCCTGTGTTGCGTTGCTCATTAACGATCTTAGCTACTGCGTGTTCTATCTGTACTGACTGAGCCGTAAAGCCCTTGCTCTCTTGACGCAGGGCTACATAGACCTTGTAGTTAAGTAGCACATCGTTCGTACAGTACTCTAACATCTCAGGCGTGTAGTGTTCCCACGCATCTTCAGCGTTTCCGTAGTCNCCCTTAACAAAACCCAAGCGGTATCCCCAACCTTCTAAGCCGTGGTTACCTTCGCGGGTAGGCTTAAACAAACGAGAGAGGACTAATGTATCTACAATCTTCTTATCAAATAGGTCTAGTCCTCCAAGTCTTTTGATTACAGGTAGATCATAGCCCAAGATGTTGTGGCCTATGAGCTTGTCAGCAGACTTTAAGAGAGCATAGCCCTGCTCTAGCTGAGTGTTGTCAAACATATGTACCTTCTTGGTATCTACATCTAAGGCTACGATGCAGAAAACCTTGTCAGGTTCTAAGCCATTAGCCTCTATATCAAATACTAAGTTACTCATTTTATTCTGCCTTTAAGGTTGATGTGGACTCCGTGGATCTTTCAGCATCTCTTCATAATATTCAGGAAGGACTTCATATTCAATTGCTATTTTTATACCTTTCAGCGTGTAGTATGCCCATCTTATAGCAGTTATAGGTCTGAACAAACTGTTATTCTTATCTATCTCAAAGCCGTTGAAAGTGGTGGTCATATTATATCCCTCTCAAACTGAGACTCATCGTACTCACCTAACTCTCTGAGCCTACCAGTTTCACTGTCGTACATTAACTGTGTAGCTACGCCAACGTCACCAGTGTAGCGTGACTTCAACACCCGTACCTTAGTGGTTGATGCTTCAAGTTCATCTTCTGATTGTTGGTTACGCTCCAATGAGATCACGCAGTCAGACAACTGAGCAATAGATTGAGAGCCTCTAAGATGATTAAGCCCTGTCTCAATACCGTTCTCATGTCCACGGTTACCGTCTATCCTACGCAGATGTGAAACCAGTATCATCCCACAGCCTGTCTCCTCAACAATAGTGCGAAGCCTGTGCATGATCTGATCAATACCCTTGCGCTCATCTTGTTCTAGCGTAGAGAGAACTAACATATGTAAGTGATCAATGACCACCCACTTGCAGTCTAAACCAATGATCATNTAGCGTAGCTTNCTGAAGATTTCATCTAAATTGTTAACTCCATGATGAGCGTGTATCCAAACGCGACCTGCGTTCTTGCCCATAAAGACTTTCTCGTAAGTACTGTCAAGAACCTCATCACCTATCTCTTGCTTAACGCTATCTAGATGTAGCTTGGCGTTAGCCTCAACGGCCATGATGCCTTCGGCAGTGCGCGACCAGTTCTCTTCAAGAGCTATCACGCCTACGTTATCTTCGGTGTTGTTGATCAGCCAGTGTTCTATTTCGCGGGTAACACTAGACTTTCCTAGTCCCGTACCGCCTGTTAGCGTGACAAGCTCTCCTGCTCTCAAGCCTTCAAGCTTCTTGTTCAAGCCGTGCCAAGGAAAAGGTATAGCTGTCTTACGTTCTGAGCGCAGCTTCTTATACGCCTCAAACTGATCAGTCAGATTCATAACGCCCGAAGGCGTGTAGAGTTTAGCGTCCCAGAAACAGGACACATAGGTTGAATGCTTACCGCTTCTAAGCATATCATTAGCATCTTTGTAGTCAACGGGCAGTGTCATTATCTTAGCTTTCTTGGGAGTCAGAAGCTTTGCAATTGCTTGCGCTGCTTCCTTGCCCACTTTGTCGTTGTCAAAATTAATGACCACTGAATCGAAGGACTCCAAAAATTCAAGGTTCTGCTTAACGTCACTGATGCCGCCTTGCGCCCCTGACTTAACTGAAACTACGGGCCACTTACTACCCAACAATTCNTAAGCGGCCATAGCATCACACTCTCCTTCTGTCAAAGTTATAAACTTACCACCTGCTTTGAACAGGTTCTCTCCAAACAGTCCTACATCCTTTGAACTTCCTATCCAAGTAAAAGCCTTGTCGGGTTTGCGGATCTTAGTACCGGCTAATTCATGTCCGTTATAGTAAGGGTAGTAGTGCTTATCAACTTTGCCACTGGGTGTAAGTGTAACCTTGACCCCGTACTTCTTAGCTGTAGCTAAACTTATCTTACGATCAGTTAGTTCGCGGAAGCTTGCTCCGTTATTGTTGTGTGAAGAGTACTCATTGTTCATCTTGCTATCCCCTGTAGGCGCATCAAACTCTAGAGATTCATCGGGCTTGACCGCCCCACCTGCTGCGTAATAGTCTGGGTAGTACTTCCTGCAACTGAAGCAGAACCCAGAGTCATCTTCGTTGACTGACACTGGATCACTGCCTCCACATTCGTAACAGGGTAAGTGGTATTTAACAAAAGCCATTTGGCTTACTCCTCGTTAGCCTCAACTTCCTCTGTCGCTATCGCCTCTTCCTTGAGATGGTTAGTTTTAAGATCGTCAATTAGCTGAATCGAAGCGGCTTTCATTAAGCCCATAGTTATTGATGCTTCTGCTAATGCTTTATCTGCTTGCATGAGGTGAGTCAGAATGTCATTGCCCTCCGAAGAGAGCAACTCCGTATCATATTTCACACCGTCTACTGTGATGGTTGCCACTATAGTTCATCCTCCATTTCACTATCATCCATAGCATCGAACTCTGCGCCATCAGGTATCCCTACTTCAATGAGATCAAGAACCTGCATAGCTTGGAAGTCCAAGCCCTTAAAGGTAGTACCCTTCCACTCCGAAGACCACTCCTTGTACTGCACCTTAACTGCTGACCCGTTACCTACACGCGCATCCAGAGGATTCTTAAACTTATCCACTAGCTTTGGTGCTGCTCGAACCATGCCGTTAGGGCCATTCACTTTACGCTTAACAACTACTGCGGGGCCTTCATCCATGTTCTTGATGGTAAAGCCGCGTGACTTAAAGTCTTCAGCGGTTGTCTCATCTACAACGAGGTTGACTGTGTACACTGGCTCAAACGTAGTGTTAGGTGTAGTTACTGCTGCCCAATAGGCCGTGCCTTGTAGTATTGCCATATTACTTTCCTTCTGTTGGTTTAGAAATTGTTTGCGGAGCATAACATAAGTAATTGCGATGTGCAACTCTAATTCTGATGTCGTCGATGTCACCTTCCTTCACAAAGATACCATCTATCATCTGACCCTTGCGATCCTTGATGTCGTTGTAAGCGTGGTTGAGACAGTCAGTAAGAGTCAGGTTGTTGCGAAGTGCAATGTTAATNAGCACAACCATGATGTCTCCGATGTCATCAATCGGTGACTGCTCCTTACAGATACTATCAGACAGCTCACCTACTTCCTGTATAAGTTTAAGCACTTGAGCCTTGTCCGTTGAACCATGAATAAGGTTACGGGCTAAGTGCCATGAGACTACCTGTTGTATTGCGTGTTTAATATACTTTTCTTCGTGGATCATTACTGCTCTCCTTTCTTAAAAACATTACCGTGCATTGTAGCGTACTGCTCAATAGCATCTTGAACAGTACTGCGGTCTGCGTGGTCAACAAACTTTAACTCCTCTGTCGGCGACAGCGGGTAGCCAATAGCCTGTAAGAACCTTTGGAACTGTTCTACAACCTCCTGCCTACCCATGTCCTGATCATAGAGGCTGAACTGCACAGCGGAATCAACAGCCCCCTCATCTATAAACTCATACGGGCTACAGCTAAAAACTATATAAGGCGTATCTCTTCTCATCACTTCTTCCTCATGCTAATCACTGTATCGTACTCAGTGCTATCTATTATGAATTTAATTACAGCTTGCTCTCTAACATTGTACGTTGAACATGCTGTGCTTAGTGGAACCTTACCTTCTACTACATCTGTTGCGGCCTTGGCGGTTGCAATAGCTTCCGCGCTTGGGCTGCCTGACATACTCTCTGCAAACATGTGACACCTCATTTCAATAAAAGTAATATAACTGTTAGTACATAGAAGATTGCAAAGATCACAATGGCCCTAGCGATCCTTACCTTCACTGGTGGTGCGGGGTACTGCTCCAACACGTTGGTCTTTACCCACTCTACCATCGCAGGGAAGATCCCGCCTAGAACTTCCTTTGCTTTCTTGATCATCTTTTAACTCCTTAAATTTCTTTCTGAATATAGCATCAAAGTTGGAAGAACTTTTCTGCGCCTTATCATTACTCATATCTATCCCCTACATCGAAGGGATTTCTAGCTTGGGAGGCAACCACTCAAAGTGTCCACTCTTAGGGTTGAACTGGGCGCACTCGGTCTGAGCGGAATCATAACTCCATGAGTTATGGACAGACGTAGCGCCTACCATTGAGCCTATCAAAGCCCCTACAAATAACAAAACCCCAACAGAAACCATATTAATTTGATACTTACTCATCTGAAGCACCTGTTGGTTCAATTGCAGGATGCTCTCGCTGAAGGCGCAACCAATCTTCTCTATTTCTAGAGGGCATTGAAAGACTAGAATCACTCACCATATGTAGATTGAAATGGTTTCCAATCTGATCGTGTAGTTCTTCCATAACCTCTATCTCAAAGCAGTCAGGCTCAAAGCCTCGCATTGGTTTTAATGCCAGTGCATTGATACTGACATCCCGTAACATCATATAGAAATAATCTTTTTGTTCACTCATAATTAATCCTCCGGTAAATATAACTGACCAAAAGTTATGACACAGAAAGGTAGACAGATTATTATCCCTTCAAGCTGTGCCGCCTCATACTTCTCACTGCTATCTAAGATAACCCAGACTGCTCTGCTCTCAGTGAACTCAAGATCCAAACCTACACCGTTCCTGAGATTGATGCTCAAGTTGTAGTCTCCAAAATTCTTAGTCATTTTCTTTCTCCTTTAGTTCTTTGATCTTATTTACTAAGTTGTCTATTGCATTCAGAGTCTTAGCCCTAGCATCAGCCCTAGCATCAGTCCTAGTCTCATTAAACTGAGTCTTAACTAAGAGAAACTTAGCCCAAATCACACTCAAATCAGCTTCTAAATAGTCAGTCCAAGCCTTAGTCAACTCAGCTTCTAGTTCTTCTATTGTCTTAGTCATTTTCTTTCTCCTTTAGTTCGTTGATCTTAGCTTCGATTCTTGCAACCTCAGTCATATCCAAAGCCCAATACTTAGCCGTAGCCTCAGTCCCATCCAAAGCCCAATACTTAGCCGGAGTATTAGCCCTAGCATCAGTCCTAGTCCTAGCCATAACACTAGCCATAGCTTCAGCCCTAGCCCTAGCCACAGCCTCAGTCAAATCAGCTTCTAATTGCTCTAGTTCAGTTAACATTATCTTGCTCCTTTAGTTCTAAAATCAGAGCTTTTAGCCTCTTAATTCTAACCATAGACTCAGCCAAAGCCTCATCCGCATCCCAAAACTCAGGAGCCTCGGCGCGCTTATCCCAATACTTAGGACTAGCCTTAGTCAAATCATCCAGATCTTTGACATACTTAGCCTCTGCCCTAATCACTTTAGCCTCCAAATATTCTATGGTCTTATTCATAAATACCTCCCTCAAGTGTGTTCTCGATAAATCAACTCATTAAAAAGCATAGCAACACTACGCACCACATCATCATTAATAGCTCTATTTGGCTCATTTGTCTTTCTCCAGTTCTGCTATCTCAGCTTCTATTCTGTTAACCCTAGCCTCAGCCTTAACCAACCCAACCACAGCCCCCGCAAAATCCTCATCCAAATCCAAAGCCTCAACCTCACTCCTAGCCTCTGCCCAAACTCTCAAGCTCTCTCTAACTACTAGCTTTGTATGNAGTACAACTGCTAGCCTTAAAGTCTTAGCGTCAACGCTTAATTGCTCTACTCTCCGTTGTTCTAATGTCATGCTTTAGACCTCTCGATTGCGGGATAATCCCGTTGTAGTTTTAGCCAGTAAGCCCTTATTGTTCTGGCTCTGACACCTTCTAATATCTCTGCTAGTTCATCATCGTCAACTGGTTCATACTTATCACCATCGGCATCTAGCACCTCATCATTCCAATGCTCGTCACCGTGTAGCCAGTCCTCACATGATCCATTCCACTGTCTATTAGCCATTTTAAATACCTCCATTAAGTATGTACCCGATAATATACCCTATTGCAAAGCCCATTGCAAACCATATTGTTAATTTAGTATAAAACATTATTAATTGTTTCATTATACCACCTCTATTGATTGGATTATGTTTTTGATTTGTTTGAGCATACTAACACCGTGCGCGGGATAAGCAACAATATTTACGT